AGAACGCCGCGCGGGCCTCGGTGAATTTCTGGGAAACGCCCTGGACGATGCCGCTCATCGCCGTTGAGAACTTCTCTTTGATCGCGGTGAGCTTCCCGCCCGTTAGGTTGTCGAGGAAGGTGAAGCCTGCCGTGTAGTAGCCCTTCACGCCCTCGACCGCTGCGGCTGCTACGCCTCGGATGCCGCCGCCGTGTTCTTGATATGCCGCCTTCATGTTGCTCAGTTTTTCCGAGACGGTGGTCTTCGCCGCCTCCATGACCGAGCCGATGACATTGCCGATCGCCCCGAAGACGTTCTTCGCCACCTCCAGCGCAGCCCCGAGTTTTTCTTTGAAGAAGTCGATGACTGCATTGACCGCGTTACGGAACCACTCGCACTTGTTGTAGAGCAGCACCAGGGCCGCGATGAGGGCCACGATGCCTATAACTACCCAGGTGACGGGGTTTGCAAGCAAGGCGGCTGTGAAGCTCCAGACCGACGATATAAGCGGCGTCAACGCTCCCTTCACTAAGATGAAGCCAGCCTTGAGCATTTTGAAGGCCGAGATCGCCTTTGTTATGACAAGGCCGACACCGCTGACGACCGCGATGACCGTGCCGCCCACCGTGAGGAAGCCGCCCAGAGCCAGCACGACGATCATGATGACGCGGACGAGCTCCTGGTTCTGTTCAATCCACGAGCCGACCTTTGTGAGAACCTGTTCTCCCTTGCCCATGAGGTCGTTGATAGTGGGGAGGAGCGTGTTCCCTATGGTCTCCGTGACGTTGTGGATGCGCTGCTGCAATCGCTCGAACTTCTCCGGCTCAGTCTCATTGATCGCCGAGGCCATCTCCAGTGCGACGCCCGTGCCGGAGCCGAGCGCGTCGTACATACCGACGATGTTGTCCTGAAGGTCTCCGACCTTGTTATACATGAGGTCGATAAGGGCGACGGCCTCTGTGTCGCCGAAGGCTTTTTGCAGCTCCATCTTCTCGGCGGCGTCCATCGTTTCGCCGAACTTCCCGCGCAGCTTGTCCAGGATTTCCGGCATACTGAGGAGCTGATTGTTGGCGTCCGTGAAGCTGAGGCCCAGGGCTTCGCCGCCCTTCGCTGCCGATCTCAGGAACGCCTTGTACTTGGTGCCCGCCTCGCTGCCGCTCATTGTGGCTTGCAGCATACCCAGAATAGAGAGCTGCTCTTCGAGGGGGACGTTTGCGGTCGTTGCCGACGCGCCCAGTGTTTGGATACTTTGGGCCATGCCGGAGCCGGTTGTCTTGAACTGCTTGACGCTCTGCGAGATACCAGCCGAGAACATCTCACCGAACTCAAGGTCTGAGAGGTCTCCGTAGAACTCCTTGTAGATACCGTAGCCCGTCGCAAAGAGCGACGTCATCTCTCCGATCGTGGACTTCGTTGCCTTCGCGGTTACACCCGCGAGCTCTGTGTATTGAGCGACGCCTTCGTCCGTCAGGGAGGCGATGCCGCTCTTGATGTCGTAGGCTGCGGAAATGAAGTCCGACTTCGTTGTACCGGCCCACTGGTCGGAGAAGTCGCGGGCAGCATCCTCCACCACGCCCAGGTCTTGCACGCCCAGAGAGGCAAGCTCGCCCAGGGCTCGACGCGTCTCGAAGGTCGCCTCTACAGGTGCCAGGACGGCCCCGGCGATCTGGCTTCCCATCTCCTGCATGACAGCCCCGGTCTTCGCCATGTTCCCGAGGCCCTCGCTGACCGCGTCCAGCTTGGACACGTTCGCGCCCACCTTGGACGCGACACCGGCCATCGGCCCCGAGAGATTGTCGATCATGTTCATAATGAGCGACAGTTTGAAAACGGACTCTAAACTCATGCCTTTCGTTCACCTCCTATTTTTTCTGGAGGCGAGCTGTGTTCAAAAGCGACCGGCGACAGGGCCGTCACTCGGGGAACGCTTTCACGATTGCCCGGGTGACTATGCCCTCCTCAAGCTCCTGGATGTAGCGAGCCTTCGCCACCCAGTCAAGGAACTCGTCGATGTCGTCGATCGCTTCGGGGTCAAATGCCTCTAAGAGAGGCGGGGGAACGTAG